CTTTCTTGACAAGCGCAGCTGTTACGATGGCTTTGATTCAAGCAAAATTGCTATTGCAGCCAGGCATTCAGCAAGTAGATATTTCCGCAGACCTGCTCACTCTTACTATCGTCCCCTTGCAGCCTGCGCTCTCCAGCGTTACTGTTTTTACCGTCACAGGGGGCGCAAGCCAGCCTACACCGACAATCACTAACTCTCCCTTAATTATCAATGCTACCGCAAGCGTGCAGCCTACAAAGGGGCAAGAAGTAAAGCTAGTGCCAGAAGGGCGCAGGGATTCTGAAACCTACAAGATGTACACCTCGACTCAAATACTTGGCATTACTACACAGAATCCAGATCAGGTTACTATATTAAAAGCTCCATTTGCTGGTTTAGTATTTGAAGTAATAGAAATATTCGATTGGCAAAACAATGCTAATTTCAATATTACTAATCATTATAAATATATTGCCATGAGACTTGCACCTCTCCCTGGAGTTTTATAATGGCGATTGATTTTAGCATAGTCCGAACTAACCTGTACAACTGGTGTGTAGCGAATATCCCATCAGGGATGCCAGCTATCTACCTTTATGCGAATGCTCCGCGTCCTACGGTTGATTATGTCTCGCTTTATATTAGCACCATAACGCAGATTGGCTGGGACTGGACGCAAGATCCTCTTACTGATGGCGGAATTACTCAGATGGTTGGCGATAGGGAGTTCACACTCCAAGTCCAAGCCTATGGCGGTGATCCCATGACAGTATTACAAAATCTTAGAACCAGCTTGCAAAAACAGACTGTTTTAGATAGTCTTCGGGTTAATGGGATCGTATTCGTAAACTGGAATCCAATAAATGATATTACAGAATTAGTTGACTCACGCTTTGAGCAACGCGCTTCGATGGATGTCCTTTTTAGAATCGCGGATGTCTCTACAGATAATTTAGGTGTCATTGACACGGTTGTACTCGAAGAGGTGTTCCAGAACGCTGCTGGAGACATCGTGTACGATGAAACATTTACAATTCCGCCACCATAGGAGGGGCTATGCCACTTAGCAATATCGTTAACGTGCAGATCACGAGGGAAACTCAGAGCCCTTCTCTAAACGGCTTTGGGACTTTGATGATTCTGGGTACTAGTAAAAACTGGAATGATCTGATTCGCCAGTATTTTAACATGCAAGAGATCGCTGAAGATTTCAATCCATACGACTTGGAATATATCGCAGCTCAAGATTTCTTTGCTCAGGCTGTGACGCCTCCCTTTCTTTATATCGGTCGCAGGACAGTTGACACTGTAGGGATTGACGTAGAAACCGCGATGCCTAACCAGAACTATACAGCCACAATTAATGGCAATGCCGTCACAATAAATTCAAATACTACAGTTCAAGATTCAGTCCTCACTTTGACTGGCATAATGACTTACACTTTGACTTTCAGCGGTGACTTTAATGCTGGAACTACAGCGATTACCCCAACAGTCAACGGAGTTACTTTGGCTCCTACGGCTTGGACGACCAACCAAGCGACTACAATCGCAGCGGTGGCATCAGTGATCGGCGCGGCAGCAGGAGTCACGAGTTCGACGGCCTCTGGAGACGTGATTACTGTTGTCTTTGCTGCCTCTTCAACTGCAACCGTAAACTCTTGCACAGTCGTTGGAAGTGGATCTCAACCGACTTGCGCGATAACAAATGCAGGGCCATTAGTGGCAAGCAACTCAATCGCTGTGGCAGTGAATGGTGTCGCCCTTTCGGGATCTCCTTTTACTTTCGCTAGCTCAAGCTTAGCTACAATGAATACAATCGCAGCAGCGATCATTGCGAAATTGAACACTGGTTTTTCTCCAGGGATTGCCAATGCTGTAGTCAGCGGAGTCAATAACAACATCCTGACCATAACCAGCAACCCGAATCAAGGTGGAGTAATAACAACCTTCACAGTGACTTCAGGAAGCTCTCAAGCAACTGCTGGCATAGTTAACACGAATCAGACTACAGACGAAAACACAATCGCAAGCGCGTTGGCTGCTGCGATAAATGCTTTCTCAACTCCTGTCTTGAATGTCACAGCATCAACCCCAGGAACCCCAAACGGAACGCTGTCTATCACAGCTAACGTTGCTGGAGTCCCTTATACGTTGGCGGTTTCTACTGACATAACCAATCCGACACAAGCAAGAATCAGAATCACTCAAGCTATCCCGAATCAAGCTTACACAGTCATTTTGAATGGAACTTCTTTCATCTACCAAGCTCCAAACAACGTGGCTAATAATGAGCAGATCGCTGCTGGACTAGTCGCGTTAATCAACGCTCCAACTAGCCCAGTTACAGTGGATGCCGTGGACAATGGAAACGGAACCTTCGAGTTGACAAACGATTCGCCGTTCTTAGTTCAAGTCACACCTCTTGAAGCGATGGTCATTCAGAAAGGATTGATCATTCAGCCTTACGTGCCTTCGGCCTCCGTGGTGACCGACCTGACCAATATCCAAGCGGTTAACGATCTTTGGTACGCCTTGGCTTGTACAGACAGGACTAAAGCTACAGTCGAAGCAATCGCAGCTTGGATCGAGACTCAGATTAAGATTTTCGGTACGGCTTCGGATGACTTGAATATCATCAATCAGGCTGCTGGAGTCGATACGACTTCAATCGCTGCGCTCTTTAACAATGCTGGCTACGTGAGAACGTGGGTACTTTACCATGAAGAAGCTGCCGACGACTTCCCAGAATGTGCTTGGTTTGGCACTTGCCTACCATTTACTCCAGGGTCAGAGACATGGATGTTTAAGAACTTGGCAACGATTGCCTTCTCAACGCTCAGCGGAAACCAAGAGTCAAACGCTTTCGCGAAGCAATGCAACACCTATGAGTATATCGGCGGAGTGAGCATCACTCAGCGAGGAACAGTGGCCAGCGGAGAATACATTGACATTATCCGAGGCGTTGACTGGTTGACATCAACCATTCAGACTTTGGTCTATGCAATTCTGGTAAACTCTCCCAAAATCCCTTATACTGATTCGGGGATTACTGCTGTCGAAGGTCAGATTCGTCAGGCTTTACAGATGGGCATTGATAACAACTTTATCGCCCAAGAACCTGCTTATCAAATTTTCGTGCCAACCGCTGCTTCTGTGCCGTCAGTCGATAAGGCGAACCGTATCTTGCGCAACGTTAAGTTCCAAGCTACGTTGGCTGGAGCTATCCAAGCCGTTCAAATCACAGGAACCGTAAGCGTGTAAAGCAGCTTTACATTGAGGAGAAAATATGCCAGTAAGAACCTACGATCCAAAGCAAGTAATAGTCACAATCGGTGGCGTGCCAATGTCAGGCTTTTCCGATGGGACTTTCCTTGAGATTGACCGAAATGAACCTACGTGGAATACAGTCGTAGGAGCCGACGGTTTAGTGACTCGCGGAAAGACAAATAACTTTTCGGGAACTCTAACCCTTACCCTAAAGCAATCAAGCCCAAGCAACGACGTTCTAAGCGGTTTTATGGCCGTTGATGAAGCGACCAATGCAGGCATTTTCCCTATCCTAGTCAAAGATCTAAGCGGTAATTCGATTTACTTCGCAGGTCAGGCTTGGGTAACGCAGTATGCGAATTCGACTTTCGATAAGAACATTACCGATCGTCAATGGGTGCTTACAATGGCCGAAGCTGATATGTTCGTTGGCTCTAACGCAGCTACCTAAGATTAATTAACTGGGATGTAAAATGATCGAAACGAGAGAGAAAATTATAGACGGCGCAACGTACATGGTAACGCAGTTGCCAGCTCGACGCGCTATAAGAATGAAGACGAAATTGATTAAGCTGTTCGGCGGATTATTCATGAGCTCGGATGCCTCTTCAATCCAAGCCGTTTGTCAATCCTTAGACGAGAATCAATTTGAAGCTCTCTGCATGGAGCTAATGCAAGGGGTGAGAAAGAACGGTCAGGAGCTTATTCCTGCTACGTTCGACCTTGAATTTGCAGGCGACATGGCTGGGCTTTACAAAGTCTTGCTGTTCATCATCGAGGTAAATTACGCAAATTTTTTTTCAATGTTCGGTATTGGACTCCCATCGTTTTCGG